CGCCGCCGACCCCGCCGCCGACCTCGCCGCCGACTCCGCCGCCGACCTCGCCGACCACGCCGCCGACGCCGCCGACCACGCCGCCGACTCATCCCACTCGCCAGTTTTAATAGCATTATCATGTAACGCTAAACATTGGCGCAGTGCAGCGACAACTTTATTTTTTAAATCATCGGTTATTTGTAACGACAAAACTCGATCAATATTCTCCCGCATGATAAACGCACAAAATTTCCACTGAATCGGATTAAGATCCACACCCACGGGAATAGATTTTAAAAAATCAACTGCAAACTGTTGATTGTCTGGCTCTGGTAACCCCTCGAAAATTACATCCTGGACTCTCGCCAACCACTCAGGGATTCCCAACTCGGACTCATAAACAAAATGATTATCTGTTGGATAATCTTTTTTGAGCTTAATATTTAGCGAATGGATTGCACACCCAACCGCGCAGCCTTTCCATCTTCCATTTTGCTGGCCATACGTGCCCTTGATTAACTGATCATTCCGCAGATGGTTTTCCATTTCTTCGACGATCATGGTCTTTAATTCTGGATTATTAAGATAGGATTTCATCAATTTCCTCCTTTTCGACATCGACGAGCTTGTAGAGTTTGTAGGATGGATTTTTTCTTTCTGAGAGAATTAGGGCATATTCCAAATCCTTTCCGCTTCCCACAGGAGTAATTATCCCGTCAGTCGCGACGTAACACCAGATGTAGTTTCCGCGTGAGGTCATGTCCTATCCGCTGCTCTCTGTGCTATATGGATAGTCGACAATTTCGTGACAGCTCCCATATCAATATTTCTTATAACATCATGAATCTTTTCTGTTGGGAAAGCCTCAGCAATTCTCTCTGCCAGCCTTAATTCCAAATAATTTTGGAAACTATATGATTGGCAAAGTTGAATGAAATTTTTTTGCTGAATGACAACCTCCATGACAATTTCGTTTTCATCATTCTTTATTAATTTTAAATCTATGATGTTCTCATCGATCATTTTCATTTTCGCTCCTTGTCAATTAACAGCTCCGGGTGCTCGTAGATGTTGCCGATGACTTCATAGATTTGCAAAGCACGTCCTCCATAAGTTAGTGGCTCATAATAAATCATTTTCTTTTCTTCTGTATCCCACGCCCTAAACTTAATCTCGCGCATTAAAGCCTCCGTTAGTTAATCAACAACCTAACAACCAATCCCAGATCTGTTAGAAACGCAAACAAAACGCCACTGCTGCAAAATAAGAAAACTAATAGCTTTTGATGCTCATCACATCTATCGAACGGGATAATATGAAACATCCACACCCACAACGCTATCGTGGCGGTGGTTAGCATTGTTTATCTCTCCCCATTAACCCCAGCGGCGGCGGGCTGTGAACTGCTCGCTTGACAAAAAGAAGAAACTCCGGCGAGATTATTGGAAACCCGCACGCACCGACCCTTGTCGGGGCTCGCCGCTGGGTTAAGTTTTGTTAAGTTTCTCCGACGACAAAAAATTTTTAAAAATTTCACAAAATTAAATTCTCGACGATAAATTTTCGATACAGCTAAAATCCTCGACGAGAAAGAAACACTTGACAATAACATACAATGTAGTACAATGTATGTTGTAAGTAGGAGGTGGACCTAACCAACCACCACGGGAGCCGACCCGGAGAGCGGCGAACGCAAGGAGCGAGAAATGAGATCAGACAAATACAACCGCATCATCAACACCGCCCAATATCACCGCGGCCCACAGACAGTCGCACACGTCCTATCAACCGTTACCAACGATCCCGAGATAGCAGCACTGCCAGGACGTATTATCGGCAAGATCGCCAATATACGTCATAATGCCTATATTGAGGGTAAGATCAATACCATTGAGATTATAGATGGATGTGCTTATATTGATGGTGTTGGATTAATCCCATTAGATATTCTGCGGGGCATCAAGATAACATGTCATCAAACCAGAAAGGTTGTGCATAGTGATAACCCATCACATAGTTACAATTGGCATGCAATCTATCGAGATAAGGAGTGTACCCAACGAGTCTGGGATAGATCTGAGGCAATGTACCTTACAGAGTGTTATTACACAGAGACAACCGCAACACGGCAATACACATTAGACCAGACAGAGCAATTTTAATTCGCCGAAACGCCCTTACGGGCGTCCTGCGGGACTGATTACCCGCAGCTGACGAGGCAGATCACTCGAGACGGTCCGCGACGGACGCGGAAAATAGGAGGATATTATGAAAAAATATTGCCCAGATTGGTCACGAGAATTCCGCCCCAAAAACCCAGAAGTAGTCACCGACTGGAAACACGACAAAACATCAGGAGAACTCAACGGAATAGGACTCAACGGATTACAAGTTTGGTCGGATTGGTATTTCTCTCCGTCTAAATTAGTTTTTAAGGTCGTTGGCGGGAACAGCAACGGAGAGGAATGGGAATGCTGGTACCGGGCCGTGGAAACAACAAATAATTACGAATCTCACACATTTACGGTGATCCCGTGAGCAACATCAACCCCACTCTCATCTTCGGCCAGGCGCAAGCCTGGCTTGAGGCCCAGGGGAAGAACATCCCCGAGCATCAACAGCGTGATATTGAGGTACGAGTCTACGATCCTAATGATGGCGCCGGTTATTATTTTGTCCGAGGACAATCGGCACTCAAATGGTACAGAGATGATGACCCCACTGACGGACATTTTAACAACTGCACCCTCGAGGATGTGCAGTGTGCCATTAATAACAATGCCAGAGTGCAGATTGTCGGCTACCGTGGCACCTCCTACGGCGTGTGGTCCTCATGGGATAAGTTTGCGCGGGAGGTGCTTGATGCGCAAACTTGATCTCCGGGGCCGCTGTCCTCATTGTCATACTGAGCGCAGTATTATTTGTGCCTACGTTGCTGACAACGCTGAGAGTATGGATGCGCTAGAGCGTGAGATTGATAAGCGTGGTTCGTTTTACGCCCGATGTCCCACATGCGACGCCACCGAGGAGGTCGCATTTTTTGCCGATAACATCCAACTTGAGCCGTGGTTAGACGCTGATGAGTATGAGCGCCGTAACGGCCCCGACGCAGGCCCCCTACCACCCAAACCGTGGGGGCCTTGAAAGGAACTTATGTCAAAGAACAAAACTAAAATTATAACCATCCGTGTTACTCAGGATGAAAAAAAACAAATTGTGTCAGACGCGAACGCAGCGGGCCTAGATAATATCTCAACATATTTGTTGCAGTTATATCGTAGGACTCGCGCATTACCTAAGCCTCCTGTGCATGGTTGATAGAATCTATATGTAAAGCCGTCTCGATGGCCTTAATTGGGATGCCTCGCCTTAAAAACAACTCTTTTATCTGATCGTTGCGGAAACCAGTAGCTCTCAGGTCTAAAACCTCGCGCTTCAGGTTATCCGGGTCCGCAGCGTTGTAGTGGGGGTCCTGTGGGTTTTGTTGGGTCATAGGTACCGTCCAATCTGTCGTATTTTGGTTTTGGCTTTTAGGAGCGGAAAACTCAAAATCCCTTTCTTTTGTTTCTCTTTCTTTCTTTTGTATAATTAGATGCGTCAGATCTGACGGTACTTTACTACCGGATTTGTCGGTACTTTTTGACGTTTTTGTCGGTACCACCGCGTAATCTGTCGGTACCGCAGAATCTGACGGTACTTTGTAGGGTATCCACTGTTCATAATCCTTTTGAATTGAATACTTTGTGATATAAGTACCGTCTGATTTGTCGGTACTTATCATGTTCATTTGCTTTAAAATGGCCCGGGCGCGTTCAACCTGTCGGCGCGACAAATTTGTAGCCTTAATAAACTGCACAGTTGATATATGATCCCAGGTCTTGTGATACCCCCAAGTTTTCAGAATGATGAAATCCAATAGCTGTCTTGCATGGGCTGGAACCGAAACTTTCATCAGAGCAATCTGGTATTCACGGGACCACCGAACGAATTTGTCCCCTTGCGGGTTTGCCATTTTCAAAGCCTATCTAAGTGTTCCTGGATACGATCTTTTATCTGTTGTTTTTCCAGCTTAATACTGCCTGAGAGGATTTCTTTGACCAATGGTTCCTTGGGTAACGATCGGAAATCCTCTTTTGAGTATTTCTTATAGCCAGGGTCAACCCATCGGTCCACAGTCGTCGAGGCAAAGGTGGAGAACAACATCGTCTTAGCAAAATCCATGTGTTTCTGTATGCGCTCTTCGATCGTGGCCATTTTCTTTTTAGATTTCTGTTGTTTTTTCCATTGTTTACGCAAATCATCTTTTGCGGATGAGTTGATAAACTCATCTTCACGAAGGGCAGAATCCCACGAAGGTTCCGTCATATCAGCCCTCCCCCTCTTTTAAGATATCCTCAATTTTGACGTCATCGTCCCATTGCGTAACGCAGAATTTATCAGCGCATCCGTCGATGATCCCAAAAATGATCGGGTCCTTGCGCTCAACGACAGCCTCAATTTTAGCAACTTCGAAACTATCGAAGCATTGCAAGTCTCTTGCTTTTTTTAAATCGAGTAAGCAATCCGGTGGCGGGACATGTGGGTATTTCGCAAGAGGGATGAATACTAGCTTGTCGTAATTAATCTCGTGTGGCCATTGGGTCTGTCTTAAAGTCTTGTTTAGCAAAGCATGGCCAAACCGATCAAAAATATCAGGGCTGACAAAGCGATAGTTTTCGTAAGCGATAGCCATTTTTCTTTTGAGCGATTGTCCCCTTTCGAGTTTGTTAGCTGCCGTCTCTAATCCTAGTTCTTTTAAGTCTTGTGGGTTCATTTTTAAATCCTCCTGTTATTGGTATTACTACGTAATACGATTAATTAATAAAAAAATATTCATATAAGCGGTTTTTCAAAGCGAACACCGCAAAACGCTGTTTGTAGCGGGGGCCGGATTTGAACCGACAACACCTTGGGTATGAACCAAGCGCGCTCCCTGATTGCGCCACCCCGCAATTTAGTCTCGGTGGGGGAAGGCAACGGAGGGATATTGCGGGTACGCTACCTTCCCCAGCCCCTTTGAGCGGAGGGGCTTTACCGATCTTCTGTCAATCGCTCAATTTTAGTAATCCAGACTTCCTGCGTTGATGCTGGTTTGGCGGCGATGCTCCGGATTTGTTTACTGCCCGTGATAACAAAGTCCCCGCAGACGGCCTTTGGGATTTCTCGGAAATCGCCCTTAACATCCTTATCCAATTGTTCGTATTCCTTGAACGCAGCCTTTAAGATTTCACGGCGCTCGAGTTTTCGTTCGAGGTCAGAATCTTCTACAACGGGAACTGTCTGGCCGTAATCCATGGGCGGATTACAGACTTTCCCGAAGAACGGACATCGACGACACTCAATTGGGTTATTCGCAAGGAAATCCGGCGGTTCGGATTTTTCTAGTGCGATATTGACGACCTCCGCGCGTTTCAATAACTGCTCGGCGTAGTCATAGTCCAGGGTGATTTCCAGGAGACGGATGAGCTTGGCTGTTTTCTTTTTGAAAACAAAGAAGCCTTTCTCATATCCGCACAAGAGCAGATATATTTGCATCTGACCGTACCATTTGCGAAACCATTTTCCGCCATCGCGCAGGTCCTCAATCGTTTTAATAGACTCCCAGGCCGCATCTCCTAGAGTTTTGATTTCCACGAGATAATCTTGTCCATCGTAGGAAATCACTCCGTCGATTTGGCCTGAGATCCCAAACTTTTCCCAATACTCGGTGATACCTGCTTTTTTGACCTCGAACCCGAGCTCAGACAAGTATCTACGGACGACGGGTTCTTGATCTCGGCCTTCTTCAAACAACGCGATTTTGTCTGGACCGAAACTGTCGTCCAATTCTCCGCACGTGCGATAGTAATAAATTCGTCGCGCGCAGGGATCATCAATGCCGCTCGCCCGGATCGATCGCCAACTTGAGCGGCTGACCTTACTAAGCAAGTGTTTGTCCTGGGCGATGGCGACCGCCTCTGCCAGCGAAAGTCTCGTTTGGGTTTGTGTAATCATTTGGCTGGCTCCTCTCCGGTCCCTTCGTCGGGAACAATAGATTCGGCCATGTATTGCTTGGTTCCGTTGTACTCACCGACTTTAACTTTCTCGCAGAAGATGGGACTACCAACTAGCGTCTCATCGACCTCGCCCCATTTTTGGATACCCGTCGTCATTCCAGGGCCGATTTCGACTTTACAGTTAGTCTTCTTCTTGCCTCCGGCAACTTCTTTGGTCTCTTTCGAGATTAGTTTCCCACGGATATTAAAGACTGCCCCGACAGGAAGACTCGAAAACTCCTCGACAGTAACGGTTTTAACCGCGCCACCTTGAGAGCCGTTTTTAAACTTGACGTTCGATCCTGCGGCTGTCCTAGAAAAACCTAATGCCTCTAAGTCCGCCCATGAGAGGCCACGGAGTCCGAGTAACCCCGTTACAGCGCGGCTAATGGCATTCTGACGGGCTTTCTTCTGTGCATCGGCCACCAGCATCCGCGCAGCCATGATCTCGTTTCCTCCCGTCAAGGATTTATAGTTTGCAAGTTTTCCACTATCGCCTTTTGCGCCGGTAAAGAACGGATCACACGTCGAGCAATCACCAATTTCTGTGATAGTTGTTCCGTGAAACTCGACGGTGAGTTGACACGTGATGAAATAATGCGGGTCCATGCGCTCAATGCTAAAGACCGGTGGCCCGACTTTAAAGCCACCAATCGCCGACATGATCCGTTCGGCACCCTCACCCTCAATGTAGGGTTTGCCGCCGAAATCCTGAATGTCATGAGGCTTAAGGGCTTTTAAGGCCATCTGAATAAGCCGTGCTCTTAACTCAACTTGTCGGCCGACAGCATCGACGTACTCAGGCGTTAGATGCATCATTCCCGCATTTGCCATCCCGGCAGCTGGTACGTTAGGTGTATCTTTTTCGATTTCAGTTTGGATTTCCATGGATGTATCCCTCCTTTTTTGTTTGCTCGTTTTAATCTCTCGTGCAACGGCAGAAGATTTCGTGGTATTGGAACCAATGACAATATGCGGCGCGTAGAATTTCGCATTTAGCCGCATCAATGGCTTTCCACATTTCTGGGCTTGCAGATAATTTCTTGACGTTGTATTCGGTGATGATTTCTTCGAAACAATACTCTTTAAACATCTCCCAATTGGCATACTCAAACCGCGTCCCATTGCAGTGTTCACATGGATATTCCAACCGAGAAAGGAGCCTCTCATTTTCGATTAGGTAGTTGCCGTTTCCTGGTATCATTTTTCGTTCTCCATGACTGACCAAATTAGATTTTTAATTGTGTGCACCAGCACTTGCTTGGCCTCTGGTTGCACCCTATTATTTGCGTCTAACAGTCGAGCGTTACACAGATCGATTGCGTCGGCGATTAGATTTTCAAGCATGGCTTCTGTCATTCTGTCTCCACGTATTTATAAAATCGCTATACATCAGCGGCTTAGTTTCAGGGAACATTCGATTAAATAATTTCTCGTAAGCGCGGCTTGTCTCAATTGCAGATTGAGAGTCAATGCACAGTTCACAACGACCGCTGGCCTTTTCGTGCATTTTGATAAGGGTGTTGCCGCAGTTGCACCGTGCATATACTTTCTTCTTGCGAGACGAGAGTTTGGCAAGTTGCCTTGCGAAAGATTCACACTCCGCTATGACAAACTGCTCATCTTTTAACCCCATTGAATTCGTCCCAAGCATACAATAAAACCCAAACCACCATCTGCTCTCATCACTTTGGACGGAACTTGCTTCACTGCCTCCGGAAAAAGTAACGCCTCCGTGAACACTAACGAGATCATTGACATCATCTTCACACATGCCAAATAATGGATGACCCCTTTCGACAGCAACATATCCGCAATAAAAATTTAAAATATGCCCCTTAAGAGCCACTACTGCGGATAAACCGGATTTAGTTATAAATTCTTTGACGATCATCTCGCACCTCCTGCCAACTTCGCGTATTTGGCTAGATATTTCCGCGTCGTCTGAGGGATTGGTTTCTTCTGGGTCAAATATCTGATCCCAGCGTTATAAGCGATAATGCGGTTTTCCTTTGTGTCCTTGATCCCGTAGGCACGCAACATCTGCGGAATGCGAATGTTCATGTACCAGAAGGCTAATTTCTTATTAGTAATTGCATCCCAGAGATCATCTGATTTGTATTGCTGGGCCGGATGGCTATCATTCCACTCTTTAAGGACTGCCGGGCCAACTTGATACAATCCCCGGCCGTCTTCTTTCTTATTCCAGGCACGCGGATTGCCTGATGACTCAATTTGCTTGATGGCCTCCATATTAATCTGCTCGGCTCTGGCGCAGCTTGGAATAACGGCCATCGCAAATAATACCGTCATCAGCGCAAAACCAATCAGATACCACGTTATGGATTTCTCGTCTCGTTCACGATCTAATTTCTCCCAATCAGAATTTGTCATGGTATTCCCTCCAAATAAAAAGTCCTCACCCACGGGGTCTTGCGAGACAGTCGCTGGGCCGGACGTTGGGCCTCTGCGATTTAACCGTAAGTGAGGACATAATTGATTGAGTGTGAATAAAAAAACGTCCATGATTTGTCTGTCTCGCAATTTTGTCTATCTATGGGATGTCTTTGGGAATACCGCGGTGGGAGGATAAAACAGAAAACCGCCACCCACGCCTGCGCGCGAATGACGGTTAATAATTTCCGCTAAAGTTTTTAAGTCTTAGCGATATTTCCTAGTCTTACTTCCGTAGTTTATATTATAGGAAGTAATCGAGGAATTTAAAGAGGGCCATCATTCGGCCAGAATTACTACACAGTATTCTCAAAGAACTTGATTTAATGCAACTATAACCTTACCCTAAGCAGCTGTCAAACATTTTTCAATGAATCTTTACGGTCTTGATTTTTGCGGTGAAACCATGTTGCGATACGCCAGCTCCGCAGCATACCACCAATAAAACCCGAGTACCGACGCGGCGGATCAACATAAAAAACTTGCCCAACAGCTTCTCTCTGGCGCAAATCATCGAGGTTAGTCGGCCGCTCTGGCACATATCCATGCATTGGACCAGGCTTGGGTATCTCGAACTCAGTCCCATAAATAGCCGGCCATAGGATCGAAAATATGTAATACGCAACACATCCGCGATATTGCGTGCCTTTTCTGGACCGGTGCTTTAACTTGTTCCACATGTCTTCTGGAATCCTAATGGTGTACATGTGCTCGCGATCGCTCGAAATCTCGTTTGGTTTTTTCTTTGCCTGTTGTTCTGTCATAGTTGTCTCTCCCCTAGCTGGTTTTAGTAATCGACATGCCGTTGCTTCTCTAAATCAATCAATTTTGCCTGTAGCCTAGTATTTTCCATAAACTGTGCCACAGCAAAAGCCATGATCCTGCTCGTAGGAATCTTGTGCTCTCTGGACCAGTCGTTTACTCGGTCTTGCAATGCCTGCGAAACCCTTCCTCCAATATATCCATCCTTGCGTTTTGATCGAATCATGACCAAACCTCCAATCTGTTGAACAAATTTTAAACATTTGTTTGACATTTGTCAAGAGATATTTTAAAATATTTCCTGATTTGAGTGTATAATCGTTTGCTTTGGCAAACGCTAACCAATCATGGAGGACGGTCATGAAAAAAATAATTTTGGCCATCGCACTAACCGCAGTACTGAGCACACCAGCACACGCACTCATTATTGACCTTGACTACACCGGAAAGTTCGCTGAATTGATTGATAATATCGGCTGGACTTCGCAATCGTATGGCGGATATATTGGAGGACCTGGCGGGAACAACTCTATTGGTGGAGCCAAGGAATTTACAGTTAACGGAGAGCTAAATCTTGATTATTTATTTTATGATGCACGTGTGCATGAATCATTCAATGGAGTAGTTGATTATCCATTTCATTTCAAAATTTATGAAGGATCGCGGCTGGACATTAGAGCCAACAATCAGCCGATCCCAGGCAGAAATATGTTAATTTCCTCGACGACAACGGTACACGCCGAACCAAATAAGACATTTGACTATTACAATGTTCGGACGCCCTTTGATATAACACTGCAACCTGGCACTTACTGGCTGGCGAGAGAGCGAAATTATACGGTTCTTCCCAGCGGGATTCGAGCACCAGTAGGCGGACCCGTCGTGAATGTCGATGTGACTGGGTTTGAGGTAGCGTCAGTGCATACCCCAGAACCTGCAACGTTAGCACTTTTCGGGGCAGGATTGGCAGGAATAGCTCTAAGAAAAAGGGTACATAAAAAGACCTAGACTCAGGAGGATGCAAACAAATCCCTCCTCTGCCCTAGCTTGAATGGGATTTTTGACGCCTAAATAGACCGACCAGGCCCCCATGCCGGCATGAGGAATCAAGACCCACCAGGCATTTCCACCATGCTGGATCGCAAACAAAACACCGGTTAGGCACATGGCCGCAACAACTGCGGACCGCTTGAGAATCTTGGGAACAAGGCTTTTAGCTCCATATGGTAAGCAAAAAGCTCCGATGGTTATCCCCCAAGCTAAGATTTGCCAAGGTGCCCATACTCCACGCCAAGCGCAGATAGCGTTAAACCCGCCGGCCAAAATCAGGCTGCCCAGAAACCGGCGTTTCCATTTTCCCCTGTATCCGCCCATTGAGTAGAGCACGGACCCAACGAATAGGCAGAATGTCGCAACAGCAAACTGGAAGATAATCAGCGATTCATTCATTTTTTGTGCTTGGGTGTTTCGCGTAGGCACACAGGGCAAAAAATCTTATACCCACGGGATTTCATCCGAACATGACAGTCTAGACAAATCGGAGGTTTGGCAGGATATTTTATTGGCACCGATTCGCCTCCTGTAGAAGTAACCGATAGTGCTCCCGATCTAGACATATGCAGTCATGGGTTGCCGCTTGCCCACTTTTCAGGCTCTCAGGAGGATTTCTTGCGTCGCCTAACGCGTTCAGCGAATTCGCTGAGCAGCTTGGCGTCATCATCAATACTAGGACTATCAACGGTGCGGTCAATCGCATTGATTTTTGCCTCCTTTTTGCGCTTAGAATTCCACTCTCGGAATCCTTCCCAAAGGCTGATTGCAAAAGTAAAAATTTTTAACCAGGCGTTCATTTGATTGTCGCATCCGCAGTTTTTCGTCCATACACACCGATTGCAGCCAATACCCCTAAAATCCAATCTGGGATTGACGGCAAGATTACGCATAGCTGCCCTTCTGTTCCACATCCAGAAGATAATCCATTTGCTGCGGTGTTATAAACAGCAATGAGAACTCCTACAATCCCAGCGATAATGGTTTTCGACTGATACCATGCTTTTGTGTTATCCATTTTAAGCCTCCTTAAATTAAATGCTTGTCTGCAAAATGCCATAATAGGGCCAGCCATGCCACTAGCCAGCCCACTATCAGGATCCAAGCCTGTATCTTCTTTTCTTTTGAAAAATCCCAGAACTTCTGACTGATTGTCCGCCCACTACTCTTGACAGCCAGCCATTCATAAAATCCGAAACACGCGAAGAATGTGAGAACTGCCAGAAACATCCACCAAAGCCCAAATACCGCCGGAGGAATAAGAAAACCGCCGACTAACAACACCACAAAAACTATCTCTGATTTGTCCATTCTTGTTTCTTCTCCGATTCGCTCAACATGTCGTCATAAACATCCTGGGCCTCATGATAGGCAATCGTCACCTGTCGGGCTGATTGTAATCGTTGATTTTGTATCAAATATCCTCGACATTTTTGTAATCTATCCATAGCCTCTTTAAGATACTCCCTGACCATCCAATGAGTCACCTTGTCCATGATTATTAGTCCGTTCTGTTAGGGGAATCTGCTGTGTTTTTCCCCCGGCCATATACCGGCTTTCCGCCGGAAAACTCTACCCCGTAGTGCATCGAATTATATTTATCGACGTTAGACATAAACTCAGCTATGCTCTGAAAATTTTTTTTACTTTCCATCATGGCCGACTCAAGGACGGCAATTCGCCCGTCCACTTTGACAAGGAAGATGATGACACCCACGACATAAACAAACAGTTTTACCAGGTCCCCGATACCCATCCCCAAAAACTTATTATTGGGTGTTCCGTCGGAAAAGACTCTGAGCTGGTCTATACCCTCATGGATGACGTTTCCGTCTGTATCGACCACCTGGATTCGTAATTTCCTTGCCATCCAGTCACTCCTCACAAATATCCCAAGTTTCAGCGCTATTCTTGTCGCCAATTTCGATATAGCGACCAGTTGGCCTGCAGCCTTTAGCGTTTGGTTCTTTGCCCTTTTCGTAAATAACAAACTGTTTAACTGTCCAGACGCCACTTTTCTGATAACTGTACTCGAACCGGATACCGTCGGGTCCAACGTTTTGCAAGAGCTTGTCGCGGTCAACGTAAACCTGCCATAGATTGGGCAATTGTGGACCGGCAAGGGCTACGATGGGACACAGCAACATGATAAAAAGTAGAATATATCTCATCTTCAACCTCCTACCGTAAAATCAGATTCTGTATTATGACGTTTTCGTAACTCACATTTGACGTCGTATCAACAAAATTGAGCGATGAATCTAAAACAAAATTGTAGTGATATCCGATGTCAATATTAGTCACCTCATCCGCCACGTCGTCCTTGCGAGTGCTGCCAATGCTGGCAATGGTATAGCTTGAATCTAAGACCCCCTCCCTGCCTGCATTAACGCCTGGTGATGTTGTTGCGTCTCCTGCTAAAGTATTTTTAAGATGGTGTCCAGATACAAACTGCGGGTCCACAAACAAGGAGTTCGCGTCTTGACCTGTCAACGCTTGCCACTCTGGCAAAGAATAAGTATCGTTTAATATGTCATTCTCCCCGTCGAGCGTATAATAAATATTATTGTCCGAATGAATCAGCCCAGATGAAGATGGCATATATCCAATGATTGACCCGGCTGGATTGTAGAAGATATTGTTGTAGGAGTAGACTCCCTCTCCACCATTGGCAACGGATATCATGTGCCCCAGGGAGAGAATGATATAGTAGGACCCTCGCACAAAAGTATTGCCTACCATGCGTATATTAGAAAGCACTCCCGTTGTTACTGGAGACCCGTGGAGAAGAGAAATAGTTGTTACTGCTGGACCATTCATGCCAGTGACTAGATTGTTGATAATATCGACATTATCGACGACAAACGTTCCGGCATATTCTGTTCCTAAAGAAATCGCCGCAGCACCGTTTCCGCCAGAGAATCCAGATGTCTTGTAAATCGTATTGTTGATGATTTGAATGTCATGCCCGCCATCAACGTAGATTTCAGCATCAAATCCTACGGCGTCATGAGTCGTTTTGCTTCTTTGGCTATTGTCATGCACATTGCAATTGATGACCCGTCCGAACCCGGGATTGGTGTCTGAGTTGTATCGCAAAAAATCAATTCCGGCCATATGCCCATAGGCAACCTCAGAGTTCAAGATGTCAACATACGATGCCTCGATTGTGATATTCTGGCCCGCACCACCTGTAGAGCTATGCCCCCATGAGCTAGCCCATTTCGCCGTGCAGCGATTGCAAACATTATGGATTGCCCCTGATGGATGATTGGTCACATTATCGATAAAATAAAAATTCTCCCGCGCTGCGAATTCTGCTGTGCAATCAATAAATGACACATAAGGATTTGCCGACGAGAAGTTATATATATTTGAACCCTTAACATGAATATCGTGAAACTCGATATGTTGCGCCGTTGAGTTATTAACCTGCACTAAGCCCCGATCATTGTCCCCGGCATATCGTCCAAATCTGATTGTGTGACTGTTTGGATTGCTATTATCAGCCAACCTGACAAAAACTTTAGCTCCTGAGTTAGACTGATAGAATTTCCCTGGAATTGCGGTTAAGAGCGTTAAGTTCTGCACCGCATGGAACGGAGAACTTAAGGTCGAAGATCCGTCAATGATCACTGTATTGACCTGCCAGGGCACGGTTACATTTGAAACATAAATGCTGTTAGTCGCGTCGTGGATTGTCCAGCCAGACCAGCCAGGCACGTCAACGGCTGGGTCAACTGAACCATCAAAAATAGGATCAGCTCCACTTGCGCCGTAGGCTTGTATGATGATGGGATTTGCTGCGCTACCTGCGGAGTTGACCGAGAACCGCGCATCAGTCCCAGTCCATGTGCAGCCCTTTTTGATATTGACGATATCTCCGGGCTGCAAAAATCCAGTGCCTTCGACCGGCTGCGTTGTACGAAAAGCTGTCGCCTCGCTCAATCCGTTATTAGAGTCCGATCCCGCACAATCCACATAGTAGGTTGTGGCATAGGCGGGAGTCGTCAAAATAAGGGCCAACTGTAGAAATAACAATATTTTCTTCATTTTGATGGGCCTTCCAATAACCATGTCATAATCATTATGCCCGTGCGGTCAGAGGTGCCTCCGCCGGCCCCAGAGTTAAATTCTAATGCGCCGCTATCCCACGAAGCCGGTCGAGTGATACCAAAATAGTCATACGTTTCGGCTCCGGTCACGGTCTCGTCAGCAATATCAATGGCAGGGCTACCAGATTTAAGATCAAGCTGATCTACGTAGTCTGCGGAGGTGTAATATCCAGGTGAAGTATATGGACCTTGCTTGATAGTTCCATCGAAAACTTGGGAAGATGTTGCGGTATCGTTCGAATCAGTCCCATTGCAAGCACTACTCCCCTCCTTAAAGGAAATGCAGACATTATTAGTTTCAACAAAATCAGTGTCACAGTTTAGGCATGCAGACCCGTCCCAATCGCATCCATCTGAAGCTCTAGCATCACATTGGCTCTCATTTAGGCCAGCACAATCTGCGGCAGCGTCATAATAAACAGAAACTGAATCATTCCCCCCAGCAGCATTGACTGAAGTGTCATCGCGAAACTCCCGACCACCCAAAAGAACATTATTTTTCACAGTAACATCCTGGCCCGTAGTACAAATTCCGCTTGTCTGGATCAAAACATCACCGTTTCCAGTAACTGTTGTTCCGATAATTTTGGGAATTGTGCTGTTAATAAAAGCAATAGCTATTGTGTTTCCTAGTGCCCGGCAAAAATCAAACTTAGCCCAATCATTTACACCATATGTAAAACTCTGCCCGTAGAAATATCCACAATTACCAATAATATAAGATGCCTGAACGTCCATTGTGTTCGGCCCTTTGAGCTGGTTCCCATTATTGCCTTCAATCCTAGACTTTTTGACAGCGAGGGTTATTCCATTAAGGGAATAAAGCAAGTCTATCCCGTCCGAGGTATTATGCATAATTTCGCAACCAGTAAATGACCAATCGCCAGTCGTTCTAGAAGATCCTATGCCGTCACCGTAACCACTAGCTGTCTGTTCATAGCAACCCTGACTCTTTGCCGTGCCTACGCTGGCTGAATCTTCTACGCAGCCATTGTTATTAATTTTGCATGTATACCTTGTACCAGAAAGGGACCCACTGAATATGACGTCATCACCGTTTGCATTAACTCCACAGGTGCCATCATTGTTGCACGTGTCCAAATTCCATCCACCTCTAGCGTTGAACTCTATACGGCTATTATTCCAAGTAATATTTGAAACATTTCCACCATATGCTCCGTATCGCCAAGCGCCATGAAGATAGACATTATTAAACGTAATATTTTCGGCGCCTTCTAGGTACACCAAATCTCTGGCAGATAGTTCGCTAGAATCTGCGGTGCCACAATTATATAGAGGATGCCCCTCCCCACAATCAGCATGATCAGTGATTTCTATATCTTGGACATCAACATATTGAGACCCGCCTAAATTAAGAACCATGACAACGCGCCCTGCCCCCCAAAGCTTGGGAACCCCGGTATACCCAGAGCATCCACCTGTTGAGCAGCCGATAATTTTGGTATGAGTCCCAGATGTTCCTGACGGAACGGCATTCGGATAGCAATCATAAGACCAGGAGCTAAAACAAGTTGCTGTATTAGTTGTGTTGTAATTGCTATTAACGCAATCCGCATCGTCTAAACATCCAATGCGATACGAAACACCTGTGCAATCGTTATTAGGACAAGCAAGGACCAGCGTATCACTCCCTGCCATGGCTCCGGCTGGCTGCCCTTGGCCTTCTAATGCCCAATTGGGATGATTAAACGCGCAGGCTTCACCTGTCCCTGATCCGTCATAGGCAGCATTGGCCAAGCCAGTACATTGTGTGCCTGTCCCCCCGTCAGTTCTGACGTAGTACGTGGCGGCCCAAGCCTCAGACACGCCTAAAAATAAAATAATTAGGATAAGTTTTTTAATCATTTTTCGTAAACTCAAAACAAATGTTAGCCTGCTTAGGTGATCCACTCACTGTCCCTCGAACAACACGTACCCAATCCCCGGCATCGACGCTGCTATTATCAACTCCGCTGGCTTCGGTCGTATTAGTCGTGGCACAGGTGATTGCGGCTTCAATGGCCGTGCAATTGGCACCGTTTCCGTCGCACTCGTTAGGTGTCAGCACAACACTGGTAGACGCATCCACAATGCAATCAATCCCTGTGACCGTTAAATTAAAAGGTGCTTTAAATCCAAACCAATCGGTTGTCGTTGACGCAGGGTCAATGTTGACGCACTTAACATCCGTATATAGTTCAGTGTCAGCATCTAGAGCCGTCCCGCTTACAGTAAGGCTCCTGCCCCCTAACCCCGAGGGTGCTGTAATTGTTCCATCAACCTCCAAGTCTCCTTCAACATACAGATCACCTGCGCCAGTTGCTGTTCCTGCTGTTCCGCCACCAGTCCAAGACCGCACTTCATCGCTGCGAATATCTAAGGCACCGACCGGGCTAGTCGTTCCGACGCCCACGGCACCGAGATGATCAATAACAAAAGGCGTTGTATCCCCGGCCTCGTCATTAACCCTAAAGGAGTCAGCTGAATCTGTCTGTTCTAGTGTCAATTGAGCTCCAATAGTGGATGTTCCAACACCGACATCCCCATCTGATTCAATCCGCATTCGTTCAATCCGTGTCGTTGACCCAGAAGGTGCTGTCTCAAATCTGAGTTCTGTTGGAATTGATGAACCGGTATAATTTCCAGAAGCAAAAGCGCTGATCAGAGCTCCATTAGCCAAACTGTGGGAAGCATCTGTTGCCCCGGTAAATCCATAGAACCCCAGCCGATCACCGCTGGCAATTGCAGCGCCATCGTCTGATCCGGCAAGAATGCCAGATCCGGAAGACGCGCCACTAGCGGCTGTTGAGACTGACCGGAAACCTAATGCAGCTGTAGCAGCACGGATTTCTAAAGGATTCGTGGCCGTTACTGTCCCAATTCCCACGTTTCCGTCTTGATCGACAATAAAGGGAGTCCCATCACCGGTCGCGTCATTGACGCGAAGCGCATTAGCTGCTGCAGATTGCTCGATCAACAATTTTGCGTTTGATGTGGTCGTACCCAGAGAGACGTTAGTACCATCGTCAGCAATCTGTGAGTCAACGATTGCCGTAGCGCTGGACGCTTTAGGAATTTTCGTAGTTGTTAGCCCGCTGATTGACCCGCTAATTCCAGTCAATGCTGATCCATCGCCAGCGAATGCCGTTGCTGTAACTGTCCCAGCGACTTGTAACTTAGTCGATGCGACAGTGGTTCCAATTGCGACATTGTCGCCTGTTGCTGTCGCGTAGACAACAGTACCCGCATCCGTCCAACCGCCTACGCTTCCCCCGTTGTCAGCTCCGCAAATCATATTTCCGCTGGAATCCGTGTCAATCGTGTCGCAGGAAGTAAGACCCGTGACACGCATATTTCCTACGACGTGCATCTGGGTTGATGGTGCTATTGTCCCGACGCCAACATTGCCTGATTGATCAATCACAAAGGGAGACGTGTCAGCCGCAGCGTCATTGACCCGGAAAGAATCAGCCGCGCCGGTTTGAGCAACTAACATTTTTGCCGTGCTGCTCGTTGTCCCAATCGCAATATCCCCGTCAGATTCGACGCGGAGTCGTTCATTACCACCACCGCTAGCCAAAATGATTTCACCAGAAGCAGATTGCCCCTCAATAACAACACCGCTACCGGTTTCTGACATGACCACTGTTTTTCCTTGATGAAAATCATTGGAGATGTAATTAGTTGGATAGACACCGAACAAACCGTTGGCGGTTGCCGTTGAAATATTCATCCTGGCCTGGGCCGCTGTCCCACCGTTAGGATTATCTAAAACCATCTGGTTGACGTTGTTGGTATCTTTGTGTATTCTAAGAGTTCCGATGAATCCGCCAGTACCCGGAGATGAAGTCCCAATAGAGACACTATCAGTCAGCGTTGTGGGATAGATTTGTGATCCGCTATCTGTCCATCCGCCAGCGGCCGTCCCGCCGGTGTCAGTTCCGCAGGAAAGAACGCCGTTAGCATCTGAGTCAATCGTGTCACAACTTACTAATCCCGTGAACCGTGGAGCACCGACTACATGCAAAATTTGCGTAGGCGCAGTCGTTCCAATTCCGACGAAACGGGTTGTAGTTAACTTCATCAGTGGCCCAGTTCCGTTAGGGTCAAATCCAATGCCATTTGTTGCTTCAACTAGACCGACGCCTGAGCCAGTATTAACCGTCCCTACGGTAACGGTGTTTCCGTAGAAATTTCCTGTCCCAATATCAAGGCGGCCTCTGGGAGAAGTTGTCCCGATTCCCGTTGTGCCATCATCAGAAACCGAGAATTTAACGTTATTGCTAGAATCCGTAAGGACAAGATTGCTGCCTGAGCCAGTGCCTGCGCCTTTTAAGGTTAGCTTAGCCGGATATGCTGGCGTCAACGTGCCGATGGCAACATTAGCCCCAGGCCAGATAAAAAGATCGTTAGAATAAGTTGATCCGCTATTACTGGTTGATCGAATACCAAAATTTGTTCCGTTTCCAAACCCATTGTCAACCGCATGGATGGACCATTTAGTTCCAGTGTATTGTGTATCAGTCAATAAAATATTAGGGTCACTCCCAGAGATTTCTAGAGCCTTGCTAGGCGCTGAAGTGCCAATGCCAACTTTGTCAGTTAAAGTTTGTAAGTAGATGTCTGTCCCCCCGTCGGTCCAACCGCCACCTCCACCACCACCGCCACCATCGCCTTGGAGTTTCCACCCGGATGTGCCCTCGCAAACATACACCTGCTGGCCAGATGTTGCGTCTGTATCAACAAAAATCCGGCCGGCTTCATTGGATGCGTCGCAATGAGCCGTATTAGGAGCGAGCCCGCTTGGAAGCTTTAAGATTCCGTCTGCAAAATTCCACGTAGCAGTAATAGCCAAATCCGATGCTTCCAGATCCTTCTCGCCAGTCAACGTCGAATTAGTCCCGTCAGTCCAATAAACAGCCGATCGCATCGCTCCGATGATTGCGTCAGTGGCTTGTAGTTTATTGAACCAGGTGTTTCGTTCGTCAGCGCCGTCAGCACCCAGAGCCGGCAAATAAAAGTATCCATTGGTCGTCGTGTCCCCAGCAATCGCTGGCACACATCGAATCCCTAGCAGGACTAGAATCATCAGGATTTTTTTCATCTCTTTCCTTTCAGAGCCAAACAAAAAGGGCTCATCCGTGGCTGGTGCACCAGGACAAGCCCTTTTGACTACTGTTTGGTTTTTAGAGGAGCGACCTCTAAATCACCTGTTTAAACGTTGGCTATTCTTCTTTTCTTATGGACAAGCAACTCCTGTACAACTCCAAGCATCACTATTATCAACCCCGCAGGAAGAGCATGTCCCGTCGGGAGATTTTAAAATTAACTGACCAGATGTATTGTTGATATAAGCATCGCCGCCCTTGACCTCGAAGGACTTAACTGGATTGGTCGTCCCAATTCCGACGTTGCCTGTTGAAAGCCATGTTTGAACTGCGGTTCTGGTTGTTGACCCTGACGGAGCTAGTTGCAACTGGGCATTTGTCGGCAAACTCGTCGGGGAGAAGGTCCCATTAGCAAAGAAAATAAGCCCGCCGCCAGCCGATAGAGAATGCGAAGAGTCCCTCGCGCCGGCTGCTGTTATCCCACCGAGCCGTGCACCGGAAGTCGTCGCAGCTCCACTGTCTTGTGCGACAGTAACAAACCCACCCGATGCCACACCGTCAGCCGCTCCGGAGATAATTGCGTATCCTCCCGTGTCGGCGGAGTTATGGATCATTGACTTGTAGGTTGTCAGCAGATTCCCGTTAATCTGGGTTGTGACACTGTCGTAGACATTTCCATAGATGGCGTAGTCTTTCGCGGAGCTTCCTAAACTGATAGCTGTCGTGACAGTCTTAAAACTGTTTCCGATAATGCTAGTCCCTCCACCATTCGAGGTCAGGCTAATCCCCGTCGTCAGCGTGCTAAAATTATTCCCGGCAATTAAAATGTTCTTGGCCCCACTGGCAATTTCAATGCCAACACCCGTCGAATTTGTACCAATTTCACTACCGATAAAAGAGATATTCCCGACGGAAGAGCTCGTGATCTTAACAACAGAGTTTGTGCTTGTATTATTTTCAAAGCTGCAATTCGCAAACTTTTGGAAGTTGACTGAGCTGACACTCGCATCAATCAACAGGTCATTATCGAAATTCAAGGTCTTAACATTAGTCCATCCGGTAACGTCGCCAGCAACGATATGAATCCCCTTCGCGCCTGGTGTACCGCTTAATATGGTCAAACAAATAATGTCGGTGAAGAAATTGTCCCCGGCTGGCGACGGATTGTTGTAATAAATAGCCGCTTCGGTGCTGGCACTCGCAACACTAATTTGCAAGTTACGAAAATGTCCGTGAGAAATGGCCGTCCCGATCTTAAGTCCGCCAAAAGTCCCATAGATCACCATGTTGGCAATGTCATAAAACCTGTCATTAGTGCTCGCCGTTGAGGCAACTTCGATTCCATATCCTGCCGTCGGCGTTTTTCCAGAAGCCATCTGAATCGAGAAATCTCGCAGAATTGAATAACCTTTTGTGATCTTAATGGTTCCTGTCGTTGTGCTGTTTTGGAAAATTGACGTTAAAGCATCCCCCGTGCTCGTATTTCCGCGGCCAACGGGACCGTCACCGATGACCATCTTTGACACATTTAAGGTCAATAGCCCTGTAACGTTGTAGTTTCCTGCTCGAAGATGCACATTCTTGGCTGAGTCGAAAGCTGCCTGTAAAGCTACGGTGTCATCGTGCCGGACGGTTTGACCGGTTGCTGTGGCCGATGCATTGTTGGCTAGCGTAAATGTGGTTCCATTGATAGCGGTGACGCTTGTGATTAACTCTGTATTCCCCCCTGTCCCGGCATTGGCAACAGCGATTCCCATACCGACTTCCCACCCCGATGCACTAGCGACACTCAAAGAATTGCTGCCAGAAGAAATCGTCCCTGTGGTTGTGGCGATGCTTCCAGACGCATGATGATCTACAATTGGATCCGTCCAGGTTGACCACATGTCGGACACATCTTCACCGCATCCGTCGAGACACTCGACTTTTATCGGATTGCTGGCCGTGCCAAAAGCATTTCCAGATCCATCTTGCAGGCCAACGCGCATCGGCTGTGCGAAAACCGAAGGAGCCGTTAAAAGGAAAATTGCTAAAAATAACCATCTTTTCATTTTTAAACTCCTTCGATATAAATAGGGTTTGACTCAGTTCCGAACTCTGTTCCACTAGCATCTTGCAAGCTGATATAGACCGTTGCCGCCCAAGCAATCCCGCCGCCCAAGACCAATCCAATTAAAAGTCCGAAGATAAAATTTCTCATCTCTTTTCTCCTTATCCGAGAAACAATGCGGCAATAGTTAGGGTTCCAGTCGCTGCACCGCTCTTAGTCCAATTGATGATGCAGCCTGTCGAATTAAACGAGTCCACATACCCCTGATAATTGGCCGACGCTGATTGATCGGCCAGAATAGAGACAGTGCTGGCAAACCGGTTATTCCCTGCCCCCGATTGATTGCCACGGTTATAAATACAAACGCGAGATGTCCCATCATCAAAGCCCCAAGAATTAAGCATTGATGCGGTCGTCTCTGCTGCAAAGAAAATGGCCAGCTTAGGAGTAAAAGTTGTTCCACTGACGGCTTGCAAGCCGCTTGCCGTAGTCATGTCGATTGTAAAAACGACGATCTTACGCTGCAATCCGGAGACGGTCGCCGCCGCGGCCTCCGCTGCCACTTGAGCTGCTTGGGCGGCGGTCTTAGATGTGTCCGCAGCCGTAGCACTGGCCGATGCGTTAGTGGCGGATGTTGCGGCCGAATTAGCACTCGCAGCCGCCGCATTTGCCGAATCTTCCGCATCGTCTCTGGCGTCTCGCACTTCTTCTAAGAGGGCTGCTACGGCAGAGTCCTCCCCGCTTTCGCTCACGTCAGCTTGGGGGGTACGGTCAACTTGTTCTTGGACCTGCTGGATCATCATTACAACTCGGTCAAATCCGTCTTCTAAATTCTCGGCATTAAGGGTGCCTTGGTTTTTTAGATCCAGCTCTTGGTTGAGGCTAAGGGCTCGCAAAATGACAACCCCTTCGCCGGTCGGCACTGGATCAAGACCAGACGCCGGTGTTGGGTAAATGACCTCAAGCGCGTTTAAATCGACCTCATAATTGGATGTAAGAAGTGTGCTGACTCCATCCGAATCGGTCCTGTAAACCTTGATTTCCGAGGCTTCGACCCCGCTCGTCTCAAAGGTGATAGGCCAGCGGTAAGTTGTCCCGTTGCCTGAGTAGATTTCCTTGTTTTCTGTATTCTCAACCGTCATTTCGTTAGTCCTTTCAAAGGGCCAAACAAAAAAGCCCGTTCTCGCTTGTGCACAAGAACAGGCTTTTTGCTGCTGTTTGGCGCGCCGAGGCCATGACCCCCCAGCGCAGCTTTTTAGTTTTTGATATTTTTTAGGTCATATGTTATAGTTGTCTGTCTTTATTGACGGCCAAGAACAATTCAGATTTTCTAAAAGGGTTTAACCCTTTTGCCCCAGCTGGCTTGGCCGTCACTGGGGTTTTCTTTTTTTATTTATAAATGCCTCAAACACCGACAGACCTATCCAGCGCAAAGTTGGCAATAATATGGTTAATAGCATGCTTGATAGTAAAAAAGCTGCTAGAGCCAACCCTAAACTTACTTGGGGAAAGAATAAGAGATACATTACAAGCCCAATGGCAGAATATGCCAAGTCTAGCAAAGACTCTTTTAGCCACTCTCCCCGAGTTTTTAGTTCATTTAATCCTAGTGAGCTGTATAATTCTTTGGACAGCCGTTTCAACTGCCGAAAGAACAAAAAAAGAGCTGAAAGTCGAAATTGATAAAGCATTAAGCGCCCCTAAAAAAGAGATCCTTTTTGAGAATGGCACCGGTATTCAACAGTGATTCGATTTAAAAAACGGCGAAGACAATCAAGCTTTCTTAAAAAGGGCCTTAACCCTTTTTCCCACAGGTTTAACTTCGCCGTTATCCTGTGGGTTTTTCATTTCTAGGAGGTATTCAAGACATGGATCTACCTCAATTGCCAAAGGGATTGTTCTCAAAGATGAAAGAGCTAAAAGATGGTCACTTTGAATTTGACACATCAGCACCCGGACCATTTTTGTTGCCTGAGATGGCCGAGCTCGTAAGCATAGATAAGGTAAACCAGAATCTTTTGATCCTTGTATTTCGAGACAAAGCTGAGGGAAAACGCTTTGATGTTCCGATCGACGCTTCCCTTCTGCCGAGCTTGACTCTGACTCTCCAAACGATGCAGCAAAATTGGAAGAATATCGGGAATTATTAGTGCGTGACATGGCGATCTTAGCCATCCTGTCAAATGTATTCTCTAAAGGTGATTGCTTGCTCTTTTTCATAATCTCTCCCAAAAATAAATTTGCTTTTTCAATTTTATGTGGCATACTTGCGCCATGAAAGACACCTTAAGAAAGTTCATCCCTTACCTCATTACTCCTGCTGTCATTTTTGGACTCTGGCTGATCACAAGATCCAATAGTCCAACCACAGAAAAAAATAATCAAATCACCTTAAGCCCTAATGCAGATGAAGTCGTTGTGCTTCTCGCTTCGAAATACGGTCTATCCGTAGAAAAAACTGACCAACTTCTCAACTTATACGACCAAGAAAACGTTGCTCGCTTTTTATCAGAGGACAATGACTTATTAAAAATATTAACGGCGATTTCTACCAAATTTGATATTGACCCCAAAACCATTGCATCTATCCTCATTGACCGAGGTTACATTTCCTCTGACTGTTATAATCCTGACGATCTCCCAGCGACGTCCGATCAAGAAGATGAGTCTATTTAGTCCATATACTTTTATATGACACACTTACGTCAGAAATGCACCCTTGATCGACTTAAAATTGTTGCCACCATCGCGATAGTATGGGGCGGTCCTTATCTACTAATTTGGGGCTCCGAGAAGTTTTTGAAAAATAAAATTCTCCCTACCGCTCCCATGATTCCTGATATTCTTGGTCTAATCATTCTTGCCCTATCCATTGGATATGTTCAAAACTTTTTGTCGCAAATCCATGATGCCCTAGATGATTCCGACGGAATGTTTACGCCTCTTGCAATCTTTGGTCTACTTTTTTTTATGTTCCTATTCTTCTATAATTGGCTATTCGCCATCTTAACGATTGGCATAATGTCCCTCGTCAGAGCACCACTAATCAAAAAAATAAAGAACAAATCTAATTGCCCTTCTTAGACCGCATTAATTCCATTTTAATCTTGTTCCGCAGAATTTCATCTTCCCTTGGAAGAGACTTACCATCCTCGCGCAACTTCTTCTCTTCCCGGTTGATTTGCTTAACCTTCTGCGTTGCAGAGTAAACTTTCTCTAAAGATTCATCTGATTCTCTTGATTCTATAGGAGAAAAGGCGTTCAAAATCCTGTCCTTTTTCTTTACAGGTTGTCCTCTAAAATCTTTCTTTGCGGGAAGGTTCTGGCTAAAACCTACAATTTTCTTTTGCGCATTTTGCCATATTGACTCAAGAGTAACACCCGGCTTCGCCTCTCTATAAATCGGATCAATAATTTGATTAATCCATCCCTGCAAAGACGATAACGTGATGAACTGACTTGGTAAATTTGCAACTGCACGACTGAGCGCCTGCTTATCCCCTTGGATTGTTTTTATCAAGTCTCCCATTCCTTGAACATATGATTGGTCAGAGAAGAATTCCATGATTCCTTGCATAGCCTTAAGGTGTCTTTCTATCTTGGTGTCAGAAAGCGCATTCGGACTTTCCTTTTCGTAATAATTTAAGGCGGCGGCCATAGCAATCGGATAGGCTAATGGCCCAAGTTTTGAATAAGACACCCATTGATCGCCTATCTTTATGGCATAAGGAATCCGACCAGCCTGATAGAATAACTCCCTGTCTTTCTTGCCTCGCGGCAAGCTCCAAGTTGTTCGACCATTCATCGCCAGATATGATGCACCGGCAAAGACCATTGATCCAATAATCGTCTTCCCGATTTGCTCTGATTTATCCTTTGACCCTTTCAATGTTAGGGCTCCAGCTGGCGAATACTCAATGCCCTGTTTTAAGATGTTCATCGGAGTTTGCACAAAACGAATAAACCAGCTCGCCCCCGGAACTTCGCGCAACCGATAAACAGCACTTGTCAACTTGTCAATCGTAGACAACAAATCACCTTGACCACTCTTATTCTCTGGGTCCAATGGTTGGCGGAAAACATAATAGGCTGCTCTTTTTTTAGCCTCTTTCTCTATTCCAACCTTCGCTTTATCGTCTAAGGGGACTCCCTGCCTCCCAGCTCGCTCTGCCAGGGCCTCCATCTCGCCGCCTTCAATCAGTGTCCTAAAGAAGACGTCCGACGCTTCTAGTGCTCGCAGAACATGCTTACCAAGCCCTAAAGTCGCTATCTCAACTTTTATATCTTTGGTCGGCAAGTGCTTTACATCTGGTCGCTCAATAAAAGTTTTCCCTTGCAAGGCTTTCACTAATCCATCGAAGGCATCTGGGAAAGCATTGATAGCCCCCTTATAGAATTGCGGGATTTCTGACATGTAATGCTGTCGTTCTTTTCCAGTCAAGGCTGATCCGACCATGTCCACGGTCCCACTGGCCAGGCGAGTAATTGGATTAAGCCCAGCCATCTGAATCAAGTTGCTAGTCGCATTCACAATATGAGTCTTGGGCGAAGATAAGATATTCATATAGGCGAACTCATCTAAGACCTCATACCATTTCGGCTTAACGAACTTTCGGTAGAAGGTTGCAACCTGATCCTGATCTGTGAAATCCACACCCTTGGCCGCATCTTGAATTTCTTCATTGGTCTTGCCTATTTCAATGAGCTTCTTAATAATTTTGGTCTTAACGGTCGCGTACTCCGGCATGGCATTGATCTTCATGGATTCCAAAAGCCGGGCAATATCAGTTCCGGTATTGGCTACCGTTCGCAAGCTAGTTAGGAATTCAGGGGTCAGCTCCTGCTGCTCTGCCAAAGCCGTCATGTGCTCGCGGGTCTTTAAAAGCTCTGCGGCAAATTTCAAGGTTTGATCGCGAGAAACGCCTTTGGTCAGAATCTCAACCTCTTTTGATTTCTCAATGACTTCCTCATGAGAGAGTTTCTTGCCAGTTTGATTCTGGATTTCTTCGGCGATTGCTTCGGTTGCTTTTCCTAGCGTAGTTTTAGCTTCTTCCGTGGCTTGTAAGCGTTCAAGATTGACTGCGGCTTCTGGCGGCTCGTAGCCATCGGGAAGATCACCTAACCCTTTCGACGGTGGCTCCGACGGAGGATTGACGTTACTCCCTTCACCTGTTAGAATTGTATTGCCAGACGAAAGTGCGGTAGGTGCCGCCCCTTGGGGACTATTGGTTGCCGAGGTCATGAGGCCAAGATCAACCTCTCGTCTGGCCCCTTCTGCATCCTCATAGGGCTTAAGCTTCTCAAGCCCGACTTGAACAATCTTCCCCGCCTGATTGATTGTCGCCATTTTTCCAGTGATACGAATAAGCTTGGCTACGTCGCTTCCGACCTTAACCAAATCGCCTTCATTGAACGGAATCAACATCCCGCCTGACTCATTGGCGAGCATTCCGACCGGACCACGTGATGGCTGCGCTTCCATGCCACTTCGGAAAGCATCAAAGAGCTTGTCCCAAAACCCGCCGCGCGTCTGCATAATCTTTTCGTAAGATTCCCGGATTTTAATAAAATCCTCTGGATTTCCCCCTCGATCTGGATGGGCCTCTAGGGCTTTATTTCTCCATGCTTTGACCACTTCAGAAGTCTTAGCGTTAGGCTGTATCCCAAGGTCGGCGAATGCTTCCGTCAACTTTTCTTCGGACTTGAAGATTTCTTTAAGTAGGGTCGACCGGACATCCTCTGGCAATTTAGAAAGCGTTTTGTTGATAAGAACAGGACCGAATTTCTCAACACCATAAGCCCCAAGCCAGCCTGAAGGCTTAGTCCCAAACTCCAACAGTTCAGACGGCGCGAATTCTGTCACGAACCAGGGGACAAAACTCGCCCACTTGGGCGCCTTAGCATAGAATTGGTCCATCTTCTCGGTAAATCCTTTGTGACTTTCGCGCCAAAGGTCAGACCATGGCTTATACGTTTGAGCCACAACATTGGCCGCTTCTTCCGGGGAAGAAGGCTTGTTAATCCCAAGCGCAATGTCTGGGCGTGTGGCAAAAAGTTTCATCGCCTTTTGGCCATACCCCATATAAGAACCAATTGCATTAAAAGCCTGCTTAAGCTGCTTGAGTGGGAAGCGATTCACATAGTAATCTTCTGGCTTTTCCCCCTTGATACCCGTATGAACGTCAAATTCAATTTCGTCATCGGTCATCGTGCGAGGGTATGTCTTAACAATTCCCGGATCAGTAATAAAAACTGTCTGGGAATCGCTCGGATTACTCTTGGCTTTGGTCTGAAGTTGCGGGCTCATCGTCATCAATCATTATTTGGTTTAAGCTGTCATAGATCGTCTCAAGACTGCCATCTTCGCCGATCACTTTATTAGGAACCGCCGGCATGTTCCCAATTGCCGGGTATCGCTCAATTGCTGCATTCCTCAAGACTGCGTTTCCAATCATTTTGACGTCTTGGCCGCTTGCCTGCCGACGGTGTTTTTTGGCTAAAAACTCGCTATACATAGCGGTCATAGGCAAAACGTCACTGGTCTGGTACAGGTCAGCCACGGCTTTAAGCGACTTGATAATGTCTTGGGCTTCCAGGCTCCCATAAATTGCAGCTCCTCGCTCTTTAGCGACACCCACTAGGATAGCTAACCGATCTCGGCTAATATCCCCGGCCCCTTGTCCTCGCAAAGATTTAATCAAGAATTCGCTGATTTCCTGTTGATTGTTCGAAGAAAGAACGCTTTTTACCATATCCATATAGTAAACATCATTAAGATGTGTGGGAGTATACTGCCCATCAGACCGGACATAACGGTTAATCGCCTCTGCCAAGTCTGGATCATGAGCGGCTATGCTGCGCACTTCTTCCTCTGCGTTAGCCCAATCAATTTCACCGTTGGCGACCCTAGTTAAATAATCAAAACGATTATTAATCTTCTGCTCGGCCTCTAATCGTTTAGCCTGTTCAGCCATATTCTTAACGCCTGTCTTGATCCTGCTCTGTAAATCGGCATAGGATTCTTCCGATAATTTGTCTTTGACGCCTTCTAACAAAGCCAAAGCTTTCTGAGCATCGCCGGTCGTTTTAAGCGTTGCCAAAATAGGTTTAGCAGCTAGTTGACCAGCTACTGCTGTTCTTTTGTATTCGCTGGTTTCTGGGTCAAAACCACTCAACACATTGATTTGATCTTGTGTCTGCTGCGCTCGGTCAATAGCCACGTTCAAAAGTTGAACATCCTGAATTCCGGCTGCGTCAGAAATCTGCTGATGTAAGTTTCCCGATTGACGGCTAATCATCGCGACCTTCCCTTGAGCCGCTTCGTGTCGAATGGTCATTTGACGAGCAGTTAAATAATGTTGATCCATTTGCCCAGAAATTCTCGCCTGACCGTCCGTAGTAATCGCCTGAGATAAATATTTTTGGCGAATATCACGATACTTTTTATCAAATTCTTCTGTTGCCCCCTCAGCTTGTTCAAGGCTGCGAGTCAAAATTCCTTTGGGTCTCTGGACTTTCTGACCATTGACGTCGATCGTTTCAGGCGTTTCGTCAAAAAGTGTACCTTGTATTTCCTTTCTGAAATCTGTGTCCAATTGGGCTAAATGTGCATCGAGCTTCTGTTGTTCTCTTTCGTGGATATGCTTGGCCAAAAGCTCGCTAATCCTCATACCCGTTCGTCCCAAATTCTGATTGGATTCATAGACCTGTTCACCAAAAGCCGCGCGGACAACTCCAGGTTGCCTTGGCATAGGCACGTTAGCCGTTGTCGGGCTCACTTGTCTTTCTGCTATGGGGATACGGATCGCCATTATTTTCTCTTTAAGAAATTGTATTGATAGGCCGTCGTTGCGGCCGTGCCTAAAAGCGTTGAAAAGGCGTTGGTTTTTCCTGCTCTCCGTGCGTTTCTGCTGGCATAACGATATTGGTCAGCCTCAGCCCGAGCGGCATAATCCTGGTAGTTAGCATCGGTCTGGGCCTCCCATGCACGAGTATTCGCGTTATACCGGATCGCAAGCTCGTCCATGTCCTGCTTGCTCAATGTATCGGTTGCAATGTCTTGGGCTGTTACGGAAGAAGCGTCGATTCCATTGGCCGCCAGAGCTGCCCGTTGAGATGCTGACATCTGCGCTCCGGCGGTCTTCAAATCCTTGATCTGGTGTGATGCCAAATCTTGGATGACTTTTGCTTGCTGCTTGCCGCGTTCCAGCGCAAGTTGTCCTTGCTGGGCGCTCTGATTAGAGAGATAGTTATAATACTGCCCCTCAGAGTTGCCTTGTTGATATTGGTTATAAGCTGAATAAACTCCTGCGGCAGCACTCAAGCCGATGACAGCAACTGGACTACACATTTATTGACCTCGCTTGAAAGAGAAAAAGTGAAATGGCAAACTTTCGGCCCCGTACGGCTTTGCGTCCTCGATCTTAGCCCCACAGAATTTGAGCCACTCAATAGATTTCTGGTTGCGGGCGTCCACATAATTAAACAGAAACGGATAATACTCGAGCATCATCTGCACGAATTGCCGGCTATGCCGAGCGAATCGACGCTTGATCCTATCTAAACCATCCGAGGCTAACAACCAAACAACCGCGCGGTTGCCTAAAATTGATTCCGGATTAATCCCAAACATCGCAATCGGCTCCCCCTGATCCTCAACCGTCAACGCTAAAATGGACTTTGCTAATGATAATTTCAGTGCTTCCTTGGGCGTAAGATGATCCGACGCCCAAATCTCCTGAACATCCGAATCCCGCAACACCAATCTGTCCGCGTCACTCGGGCAAGTTCGCCGTACAATGATACCGTCCTGATTGTAAAAGACCTCATTGCGCAACGAAACTAACCTCTGGAATGATTGCCGAAATCGTAACCGGTAACGGGTCACTCTGGCGGAAGAATATCCTCCCTCCGTCCTCGTATCCAGCACCGAGAGTTTCGCGAACGTCCCGGCTAAAAAGCTCCGGCGGATGTCCCAACGCTGTGCGAACCGGCAAGAATGCCTCATATATCGTGTCTTCGTTTGGTCCTATATATCCACCTCGACTATTGATAACGCGGAATGTCACCATGCCGATCTTAACGGGCTTGCCTTGGATGGTTCCTCCCCGCAAAGGAACTTCTATATTCAATGTTTCTAAATCGGATTTGTAAGGTAATCCTACATGCACGCGAGAACAAGCACGGCTCAGAGTAATCTGTCCGCTGCTGACTGTCTGCTGCGGGTATACCTCACCATTGCCTAAGATGGCCACGGTCCGACCATTCAAATGAGTCAATCCCGAGAAGGTCGTAAAACATTTCCTAGCTTTACCGCCAGATGTATATGCACCGTAGGACGTACCGTTAACATTGGCGCCAGTATGTTCGTCAGTTAGGGCGAACGTGTTTGCTGTCGCACTGGCAACCTTGTAACGATTACCGTTTAGCTGGGTCATTCCAGCGACATCAGAAATATCAACCAAATTCCCATTGCTAAACCCATGTCCAGCCGCTGAGATAACGATCGGGTTAGCCTGGGACGCCGCCGTAATCGAAACAGGGCTATCATGACTAATCCCACAATCAACAAAAAACTGGTCCTGTGCATCAGTTGATGCCATGCGCTGCGACATGCGCTCAATAAATCGGGAGCTACCACGCTTGACGGCAAGCCAGACCTCATCGAAACCATCCCCTGGGACAACACAAACCGATTCCACATCGCCATCGGTGTCATGCCAGGACCAGGCGGCAACTTCCTGTTCTTGCATATATGTGAGCGCCAAGAGGACGCCGTCGTCTCTGACCATCCACACAATGCTGTCCGGGTCCTGCTGATAGGCCATTTCCAAAATTGTGTAGCCAGAAAAACGGTGCCGGAACAATACAGCCAAGTCAGAGCCATCGAAACTATCACTCTCAAACCTAAAAGCGAAGTCACGTGGAACATTGCCGTTAGCCTGCATGTAGATAATTCGATTGCCGATTACAATTGGAATAACCCCCGATGAGCCGCGATAGCCTTGGATTTTGGCGAAAATGTTAGTAGGCGTAAAAACGTCCGAAGAAGCACTTACCCGCCACTCTGACCCAGAGGTGAACGCGACAATATCCCCTAAAGAAACCAGTCCATTAACGGCGTTTAATTGTCGGCTTAATAGATTGACGCTGATTGAATCCGTATCCAATAGCGTCGAATTCCGGCCAAAACTTGTATAAACACCTGTGCGGGACATCCAAATCGTCATGGGTTCTGCGTCAGTTGACGCAAAGACTAGCCGATCTTGATGGAACACGCCCACCCTCGGCCAACCCCGATAATTGGACCAAGATCCTTCTGACCAGGATGTTGTCTGCGCAGTAGACGCGATTGCCTGCAAGACAGTCGCATTGACAGAAATGTTGCTTGTATAGCTTGTGACTTTAACAATCCCTTCCTGATAAAAAGGGTCTGTCGTCAAATCAATATTGGCCGTGCCACTGGTATAAGAATAAAAATTGATCCGGATCAAAAAGGGTTCGGTGTTGGTTTCCGGGTCTTCGGTGCCGCTCGTATTTGCGTTAAAATCATTCGCCGAAGCGAAAACCCGCAAAACTGTCCAAGTCGTTCCCCCATCCGTTGACTTCTCAATCTTGAATTTACCGGTCCAGGTGCCATGTGTGATAATGCGCCAGGTCGTAAAGCACTTGATTGAGCTTGAGGTGGTCGCAGAAGTAAACGCGGTCGAAACTGCCTGCCCTTCGACATAATGCCGGAGCTTAAACAAGGCTCCGACATGCAGAGAGTTAAAAACCGCCGATGTGGCACTTAAAGTAATGCTTCCTGTCACAGCCGAAGCCGCTAAAGACAAAGAATCCAGAATATTCTCTGGCATAAAAGGACCATCGGTCGGCGCGTAGAGATCAATGACCCAATCAGTATTGCCATATCTAGTTAGAGTCCGAGTCTGATAATCTGGGTGCAAAATGTACATCACATCTGCGGACCGCTCAAATTTTAAATCCCGCAAATCACTCTCAGAGTATGGCGACGGAATCTCGTAGATGCTACCAGTCAGCGCATACCAATAAGTTGCGTTGGGCGGCTGTTGGTTGGTGTGCGCTGCGATGCAATAGTAATTGACTCCTGACCGTGACGCCAAATCTCCGACCGTGTAGGCGGTCGCACCTGACCACGCCGTGACACTGCTGACCGCAATCTGCGCTTGATCGGTATAGAATCGAATGTATTGATGGCCGAATTCCAGCACATAAGCCTGGTCGCGGGAGAAAATAAACGGCACAACAATTGCCATCTTGTCGGAGTATTTCTGGCTGGCTACATACTTCCAGCCTGGCCGGTTGCTGGCCCCGCCTTCTGGGTGAATCAAAAAATTCCGGCACCGACGCAAACCCGAGGAATATTTCTGAATATCAACGCGAGGATAAATCGCCGGTGAATATTCACCTCCGGCAAACGTTGGTTGTAATAGTGTTATCGTAGACATGTCACCTGCAATTTTGGTAGCCAGAAACTTGTGAAGGTTTCTTGACCTTTTCTGACCAGCTTACGCGCTTGGCCTCATTGACATAGGCGTTAGAAATTTCCATGAGCTTAAGCCCTTTTTGCACATCGCCCAATAGCGTGTGTGCCATCATCGCCGCCAGACGAAACGAAAACGCAACAATAAATGTGGAACTCCAAATGCTTGTATCTTGGACTTTATAGGTATATTCGCAGTAGGCTTCTTCCAAATTCGAGACAATCGCCCGCTTGTTGGGGCCCGGCAAGAAAACCGTGTCAAACTCTTGGGTATCTTTTTCCTCGGCTGTGGCTTCATTGAAGACAGCCCAGACTGTCGCAGCCTTGGATGGATAGGCATAAACATAGAGCCATCCGGCCACCAGACTGTCAGGGTCTGGGGTCCGACCCACGGACAAAAACGGCGTGGATAAAAATCCTTCAACTAAAAACCCGCCATCGTTTTCGACTTCTGTCGTGGTTAATTCCGCTAAAACCCCGATCGTGGTTGCAAACGGCCAACGATGCTCGCCAAATAACGCATCCCTGGTTGGGTCAAATGCATGATTGATCGCCCGAACTGTTGGGTTTTGGTTATCCGTCAATGCAGAAATAGGGTTCATCCCTAGTTGCTGCAACGCCAAATTGGCAATTTGTACTTTTGAGGACATAGTTGACCTCGGTTAAGGAGCGCGGGAGAGGGCCTTTTAAGACCCCCTCCCTGAGCACTCAGTGTTTAGACTTGCCCTTTTTGAAAGCCTTGCCGGCTGTCATAGGCGTTTCCGGATTAGGGTCAAATCCCGCCGCCATCCCTGTCGGTGGGATTTTCGTCTGGACGGCCATCTGCGACAGGGCCATCTTTTCATCCGAGGATTGCGGGGCCTGGACAGGTTCGCCGTCCAGTCGTTTGAAATGATGCGGTGGGTTTTCCCCTTCCGCAATTTCGACGATATCGCCCCGCCGCCAATACCTTTTTTGAAAACCATAACAATCGCGCAAGACTTCGTATTTAGGCATTTCTAATCTCCTTAGATGTTGTGCAATCTGTTAATGTCAGGATCGCTGACCAATCCCCAAGTGACCTTCCCGGCCGATATGTTGCTTCCACCGGCAACCGCATAAGCGCGGATGTATCGCTTGGCACCTGTAGGAACGCGCACCCTGTATGCGATATATCCAGCCACCAGCGTATCCTTGGAAATCGCGCTGGTTGCAGCCAGGGTCACGGCATCGGACGACGTGAACCCTTCGGCCGTGTCAGACTGCAATTGGAATGTCACTGTTGCTGCACCGGCCGCCGTTGCAAAAGCGGTCGTCACAACAACAACAAACCAGTTTGACTTGATGGCATCGCCAGCCGCTAAGGTGTCGATGACATTGGTTGACGCAGCGCTCGTCGTAATCGCCTGGGCGTCTCCCAGAAGTAAGCTTTTATCAAGAATCATTTCTATATCTCCTCTCTGCGTTAGGCAGTTAATTACGAGCTGGTTGTAATCCGGGATTCGGCCACAGTCAGGCTGTCGATTCTGCGAATCGGCACACCGTAGTAGCTAAATTGCCGACGCCCAAATCCACCTGGTCCGACTACGTTTTCAACCGACAAAGCAGCGTTGGTCTTATTTTCCAGCTTCACGCGCAACATCGAGCTTGCCCGGCGATTCATGTAAAAGACCGGCCGATAATCCCCGCCAGGAGGCAGAAGATCAAGAGCCATGGACATGTATTTGGTGATGTTGGCAGAGTTATCGGTAGAATCTCCGGCAGTTTCTAGATTGCTAATGTCGATATTACAGATACGCACGACATGGCGATAATCTTCGACAACAATTCCAGCTTTCCATTGCATCCAAGAGACATAAGCTCTCATATATGCGCCGGTGCTCGTGTTCTCGAGGATGTCCTGAATACCCCGGTCTTCATGCACCAAACCAGCTTTGCTGCCCTTGGGATAAATCCCGTAAACCTTGCCCGGGCCCCAGCACACAAGCCAGATGGATGTGTTGTCAGTTCCTGTGCCCTGACCATCAATTAATTGTGTATAGGAAGATACAGCCGTGTTTAGCGTATAAAAGCGAGTCGCTAACCCATTGAATTCTTTGGGTTCAACCGACGAATCGCCGTAGATCATGATGCGGGAAAGCTCGTCCATGAAACCTTGAATCATGGGTTTGTCTTGGGAAAGACGAAAGGCCGCTGTGTTTCCGTTTAAGCTGGCCACATCTACGTCAATGTGGTTGCGGTTTTCCAAAATCGCGCACGCATCCACGATTTGACCAGTGGTCGATTTGGTAGGTACGACACCGCCGTTGAGTAAACGAAGTGTCGGCGTAGGTTTGCTGGTGCGATAGTTCGATTGATGGCCGGTCGGCAAGTTGCCTTCCATCCAGGGAATATCGTCTAAAATGTCGTTGTACTGTTGCAGGATTTCCGCAACGGTGCCAACGCTGCCGTTGGGGTCCATGATGCGGGCCACATCCACGAGCGTTGGGTAAACAGTTGATAAAGTTGCCATTGGTTGGGTCTCCTTATTGATTCATAGTCGGATACAATGTCTTTGTGGGGTCCGACGCTGTTTTCTGATATTTGGAATCAACGAAAGAGTCCTGGCTAATGAGCTCGCCCACCTTGGCGAAGAACCGGACAAGGTGAATGTGATTTCCAACCCCTGTCTCGTTTAAGACCTGTCGAAGTTCTGGGCTTCCGAATTTCTCAATAGCCTTGGCCGCTTTTGCCAACTCTTTGTCGGCATTGGCACCCAAAGCTTTGGTGGTTTCAGATTTCCAGTTCTCCACCGTCGTCTTGTACTCATTAATGGCCGCTTGCTGCTGCGCTTCCATCTGTTGCTTGATGACAGGTGCGTAGGCGTCGGCCAATTTCTGAGCGCCTTCTTGCGAAATCCCCAGCTCCTTAAAGATCGGCGTAAACGTATCAAGCATGGCCTGATCGATTGCCATTCCTTCAGGGGCCTTGATTTCGTACTTCTCGGGTACGTTCTTGGCGGGTTGCTCTTTACCTTCAGACTCTTTTGTTTCCTGGTTTTCCTTACCCCCCAACAACGTCCCCTCGTCAGTACCCTCAACCGCTTTGTCAGGCGCTTGAGGCTGCTGGACCGCTGATGTGGTTTGCTGCTCGGCTGATGCCGCCGTGGCTGGTGTTTCAGACATGGTTAAAGCTCCTTTTGTTTCTGCTCTTCTTGATCCCTCAGCTCTTCTTTCCGAGCTTCGGACTTGTGCTCGTCTTGCATTTGCTTAAACTTGGCTGGGTCAGCCTCCATGATGTCGCTAAAAATCCTTAGTCCCAGAGAGCGCATCCCTTCGTTGAAATTCGTCTGATCGTTCTGGCCTGCTCCGGCAAAAGAGCTGTGAAAAACGCCACCGTCTGCCATGAGCCCCCAGAGATATCGACGCCCTTCGGCTTTCTCGAGAATCTTTCGGATGTCGGAAACATCGCGTTCCCTTTTCTCTCGGCGCCTGTCTTCAATCTTTTTCCTGGCTTCATCCAAAAACTCCATCACGCCGCAACTCCCTGCATAATCCCGTCTAAGGCGCTGCCCTGGCCCATCTTGGAGTCCGCGAGCTTTTTGGTTGTGTCTGCGGCGGAGTTGGCCATTTCGGTCGCTGCGGCCGCTTGCTGCATCTGGGCGCGCTGTTGACGTTCTGCTGCCAAGGCTTGCGGGTCTTTAAGCAATTTGGCCGGCATACCTTCTAAGTCCGCGACTTCCCGGATGACCTCATCCAAATCAATAACCTCCATCGCTGCTGGATTGGCTGTAGCCGCTACAATCTCGCTGGCTAACCCTAAAGTCCGTTGGATAGCGCTGACACCAATCGCCCTTTGCGCTTGCGCGAGGATCGAAATGTATTGAATCTTGACCTTCATCCCTTGAATTTCCGGTGGGGGCTCTGGAATAAGACCGTTTTCTTGGCAAATGTCGAAGATAATCTCTAGGGTCGGAGTGAGCATTTCCTCGTCGAGCTTGTGCAAGATAGGCCCCATCATCATGACCTTTTCTTGCTGGCGCTCGGCGACTTCGGTTGCGGTCATGTTCGTCTTATCGACGTTCATGAGCATGAGGAACAGATTCACAAAGTAGTAACGATCGATCGCGTCTTTAAGACCATTGATGAGTTCAATAAACGAATCTAAGCGGGGATCAATCTGATAGGCGGGCTTTAACCCAGCATTAGGTGTCGTGGCACTGGTTCGCGAGATTCCACCAGGCAAAAGATTGACAGAGCCCTCCACACTTCCATCGGCTTGCATGGGCGGGTTATGGAGTTTCTCTTGAGCCAGGAGCTTATCTAGGACGGTCTTTTGTAACTGTTTGACATCGCCTAAAAGATTCCAGCCTGGACCGTAACCGTAGACTTGATCGGTTGTGGTGGTTTCCCATCGAGGGGCAACAACAGGGAATCTCCGATAACCGCGGATAGCTAAGAATTGGTCGGTGCCCTCGCCGGATTCCCAATAACATGACCGATAGGCCATGTTTTTGACGTCTACAAATCCGGGAAACCGATCGTCGTTGGGTTCAATCAGGTGGCAAATCAACACCCATCGATCAACCTGATTGTTCTGATAGTCGGCCTTGACCCGCATGGAGCAGCTTTCCAGGCCAAACGTTTCGACAACTTGGCCGACCTGCATCCAGAATTTACGGGCAAAGGTGTTAATCCGGCCCTTATCATCGGCGCCCAGATAGTATTCGCCGGCTGTAAAACTCCGTGCCCGGATCACTTCATCAAAATCTTCGTTGATGATGTAACAGCCGGTCCCGAATATCCCGAGCTCTTTATAGATTGAATAAAAAACGCCATAGATGTTGCTGCCCTCGCACACCGACAGAAGAATCTTTTGAACCTGATCAAGCCATCTGCGGACATGCGGCCTCGCGGAAAGTTCAGGGTCTTCCATGACCGGTTTAAACCACTCCTGTGATTTGTTGGTCATGCCAGACGACAAGCCGCTTGCGAGGATTTCACAAGCCCGCGTTGCGTGACCGTCCAGAATAGTTTTGTGGTCAATCATCTGGCCGATAGCCGAACGCGACTCATCAAACCGGCCACGTTTAGGCGCAATGTACTTAGACAGGTCTTTGTAAGCAGGAATAAACGCCTGGTTTTCCTGCCTAAGAGCCTCTAATCTTTTGACGCATTCGCTTTTTCTGTTGATGGCAACCATTACGCACCTAGCTTGTCTTTGCCCAGAAGAGTGGCGGACCAAAGATTTGGCCCTGATCCAGTGATTCCCCGCGATGAGGTTTTGATCGTTCCGGCAAACCCGGCCCGTTGCAGCTCAAGTCGTTTCCTACGCGCCTCGTTGCTGGCTTGTGGCGAAACTTCCGAAGGTGTCGGTGTTGGCGTTGGGGGTGGCGTCAACGTGGGTGGTGGTGTCTGAACTGGCGGCGCTGATTGTGCTGGCGGCTTGGGGCTTCCGAAACACATGGTTTTTCTCCTTTTTTGCAACCAACAAAAAAAGCCTTGGACTATGCTTGTGCACAAGTCCAAGGCTTTAAAATTGCTGGTGCTGCTCCCTCATCCGTTCATGACGCGGATGGGTTTATCGGTTGTCCTAAATTATTATCTTTTCACACCCATGTAAAAAGGTCTTCGGCCGTTGCTGGGTTTCTTTTTAGGCGGCGCGGTTTTTTCTCGAAAGTTCTCAATGGCTTGCATCAAATCTTTTTCTTGGCCAATATATAAATTCTCGCTGGCTCGATCGATATAGCTCTTGGCCATATTGTTGTCGCCCATCATATGACAACAGAGAGCCGCGTTGTAAAGCATCCGGAAGTCGTTGGGGTTCTTCTCCAGGCCCTTTCGGGTTGCTTCCCAGGCACCCAACACATCACCACGCTGGAACAGCTGTAGCGCTTGCCCGTGCCTCAGTACGACATTTTCCGGATAGAAATAGGTGTGATAGTCCCAAAGTGCGTCTAGATCACGGTACATCCTTAGCGTAACCGTTAAGTTAGCCACGTAGTAACCAAGAAGTGCTAAGGCAATCGGCGCCGGCAGATGAGCCACAAAAAACATCACGAAAACATTCGGGAGTGCGATATAACGATCAGCCAGGGTCTGCACACCCGGGAAAAACGCGCACCATTGTAATGTTCCCAGCATGGCAAACAGTGCCATCCATCGGTATTCGCCTGCGAAAGCAATGCCAATAACAGAGCCACCGAGGAATGCCACACCTTGCCAGAAATCAAAATTAAAAGCATAAGCGTCTTTGTTGCCCTCAATCGTATTGCCCCAGCTATTGAGCTGTGGGTAAACAAAAAGCGTCCGGCCTGGAAAAAGCATTCGTCGGACATAAAACCCGTAGCATTTCACGACAACGATAAGCCGCTTTACCGACCAATTGCGGACATCCGGCGATAAAATCTTTTCGAGCCTATCAAGATACTTTTGGCGCATGTGTTTTCTTAAAACGAAACACGCACACGGAATCAAAAGACATCCCCAGGGCCCGAAAATAATCGGCGCGAGGATAGCGCTCTCTTGCAGGATACCCGTTAATGGCCACAGAATGAGCCCTGCTGGCCCAATCAATAGCATTGCCAGCACTAAGAACACATTGATTGCATACCGCCGGCCATTGAGCCACACAGCCGTTTGATGGTTAGCCGGATGGGCAGCGTACAACAGAGCTGCCATGAACGAAACCGCATTAGACCCAAAAGCACCAAAGATCATTAAACAATTGACGATGTGCAAAATTAGCGTGACAAGATGATCTCTTGCCACATCCAATCCAAATGTTCCACCACCATATAGCCGGCGTGAAATATGTACCCACCAAGGACCGTCTTTCTTAAATAAACCATTTTTGATATTTTGATAATGTGACCAATCATCGACCACAAGCCCAAACGTCACAGCCTTGCGGTATAAAAACAGGTTGAAAGCGATGATGGCTAAAACAAAATTCATCATAGGGCGCGCAGCCTTTCCTGCTCTCTTGCATGCTCGGTCACATCCCCAGCCGATGGAAAATCAGGCCAAATGTTTCGTGGGGTTTCTCGGTTTGATTTCCGCAGCTCGTCTCTGATCTGCTCTAAAAGCGTGTAGTTGTAACGGCTCCAATGCGTCGCATGTTCGACATTTAGGAAATCCAAGGTTTTGCCCATGTGGTGCACAGCCACGTAGCCAAAGATCACAAGAACGGGAACCGACACCGCAAACATTGCTACCAGAATCCACGGGTTAGTCAGTTTGAGCGCATAATAGACGGCCAGAATCGCCATGACCAAATACCGCGCCTCATTAAGCAAGGCAAGCCCACGCTGAACGTAAAAGTAATATCGGACCAATCTGTTTTTAACTCCGGAATAATAGTCGGGTTTGCTCATTATTGAACCTGCGCCAAGGGCGACAATGGGTTATAGTTTGATTGCTCAGTTTGGATATTTCCCCTGAGTGGGTCATAAGGCTCGGTGCGCTTGGTCAGCGTCTCAAATTGTCTTTGGCTCTTGTTGGGAACTGGAAATGCAAAGGTTAACGCCAGCCCGTCCCCGTCATCCGGAGAATCAAGCCCGCGATCTTTCATGTCATCCTTGGACTCCAAAAGCATCTTGCCGGCTTTGGGACCAGTGGGAATTTCATAGGCTTCTGGTCCAATCAGATCGTTGATTAAGTCTTGATTGTCTGGGATAGCTCCACCCCCCTGCAACCATTCTTTCATCAATCCCCACATTTCAGTGCGCTTGTTAGCATACTTCGCATCAATTGCAGCGCCGCCAAACTCAACCATGCGCCAAGTTCGCTTCATCTGCTTACCAGCCGAATAAACGCCAGTGCCATAGCCGAAATCAATAAAGACCGCATCTGCTCGATACTCATCTTCGAACCGTGCAATATGACCAGCAACGAGAAAATCATCCTCGCCCTTGTTAAACGTGGCTAGCTTCTTAGACATAAGCCCCTGTCTCAGCCAAACAGTCGTATCATCACCAGACCAAGCCCGATCAATACCAATAATCACAGGAGCGAAATTATACTGGTTCTCACGTAGTTCCCGTCCCCTAGCAGCCTCAACAATGTCTGTCGGAATAAATTGATGATCAGATGCACGCGGGAATTGCCCTTTGACACGCACTCGAACAAAATCAGAATCCTCGCCATAGTCCTGAATCCATTTTTCAATCTGCTTTTTGTTGGATAATGTAACCGTGCGACTATCGATTTGACTATGTGACCAACGATGACGCAAAAGATTAAAACAGGCATGAAATCGGCCAGTGTTTCTCGTTGGGTTGCCAAAGGCAATCCAGAGGATTTCAGTCCCTTCGTCAGTCAAGGCCCCTTCAGTAACTTCCCAGATCACGTCAGGGATGGCAGATGCCTCATCAAAGATAATGACAATGCGCTTGCCTTTGTTGTGCATTCCAGCAAAAGCTTCGGTCTTGTGTTCAGACCAGGCCACCATGTCAAAACGCCAAGTCTTTTCGTGCTCTGGATCGACCGAATAGATCGCCGTGGCGGTAAATGTGAACCAATGCTTGACGATTGAGAGCCGGTGCCACTTAGCAAGCTCGGCCCATGTTTTAGTTTTTAACTGGACCTCTGTGTTAGCGGTAACAATGCCCTTCGTATCTTCAAACGTTGACAAAGCCCAAAGGATGATCCAAGCCACTAGAGCGGATTTACCAATACCGTGACCAGATGCGACAGCGATGAGAATAGCTTCTAGGGCTGTGATATGCCCAGCGCGGAGCTTCTCGCCAATCTCTTTTAGCTTCTCAGTCTGCCAGTTTTCTGGGCCTTTGCACTGAGCCAATTCACCACTGCCCCAATCAAACGCATAAAGCACAAAACCTAGTGGGTCTAGACTAAACTTCGCCATGTCCTCAACAAGCAACTGTTCAATCTCGTCTTTTTCGAGTGTTGGCATTAATTGAGCCCTGGCCTTGTATTAATTCTTTCTCTTGCAGACTTAAGACGCTCTGCTAATCTGTCCGAAATATCCACCTCTACTCGATCAGTAAACATTTTGAAATGTCTGCCTAGCGCTTCAAGCGCACGGACTTTGTCACAAAACTTGAGCTTTTTGGAGTCGCCAATGTATTCCTTGGTTTTATTTTCAGCATCCCATTCAAAAAGCTCCTCTGTGTCAATGGAAGCAATAGCCCTAGCAACCTCCTCGGGCATATCTTTGGGGTTTATCAGCTTCCCGTTAGCATCAAAAGCTTGGCGGATATCGCAAAACGCGATTACAGCAAGTTCTTTAACAACTCTATCAGCCGTAATCTGAACCCTCTCTTGCTGTTTAGCGATAAGGTCGTTGAGGTAGGTTTTAATGTGTGGCCGGGCAATCAATTGAGCAGCCACGACTTTGGCGGTCTTGGCAGAATAGCCGGCGCGAATGGCGGCCTGGGCGCCGTTGTGGTCAATCATATACTGCGCGCAGAACATCTTTTCTTTTCTGTTGATAGGTCGGCTCATTCGTCAGACTCAATCTCCCGTGCTGCTTGTTCGATCATTTGGCTTGCCACATGGAGTCTGCCCAGAATCCACATTGTGGCAATAAACAGAACTGGAACAGCGACGATGACACACAAAACAAGCATAGTCTCTCTCCAAAAAAAAAGACCTGCAACCGCTGCGCGCAGTGCAGGTCTTAGAAAAATTCCCAGGGGCCCGTCGGCCCGCTCACCCTATCTCCTATTGGACGAGCTCATATTAGAATTTTCTAATGTCGAAGTCATTAAAAAACACTATTTTTTTAGAGTGCGTTATATGACTTCATATAATTTTTGGAATAGTGGGGATTCTTTTTGCGCCATTCCCGCATCTGCGCTAGCTGGCGTTCCCGTCGACAGGCATGATTGCTACAACACGGGTCTAGTGTTCGCCGCTGTGTCCCGCGCGCGGGGAATTGTCCCAAGCACCCAGCGGCTCTGAATTTGCAAAATCTTATTTTTATCTTAGCTACCATTACCGTGATCTTGACAGTTTCTGGCATTCACACCTCCGGCATCTGAGTTAGATTCCAGTTCTCGAATGTGCTTCTTGATTTTGTAGATATCTTGACTATTCATAATTCCAGAAATGGAGACAAGCATTACGCCGAGACTTAGTGACATCCCCATCAAACCATCCCAATCGGTCATTTGCCCCTCCCCTCTTCGACAGAAGAATCACAAATCCCCTCGTATCTAGGATAATTTTTGCGTGGCTCCTCTATGTACTTTAGATTTAGATAGTCTTCCAATTTAGATAGTCTTCCAATTGAGATAGTCGCTTCTCAAGAAAGTTATGGTTTCGTTCCATTCTGGGAATTTTCCAGCTCATATCGTTAACTCTCCCTCTGATTTCCCTGATATCATTAAAACTGACAATCATACCAATGCCATAAATACACAGGACAAAAGAAATAAAAATATCTCTCCATCTACTCATTACGCCTCCGTTCTTTTACCTTCTGCACCTTAAACTCCCTCAGCTTCCGGTTAAACTCCGCAACGGCAATAGGGTCCTCGACGACAACCTGTCGGCCTTTGATAATCTTAATCATGGTTAGGTTGCGAGGCAGACTTGGCAGTGGTGTTGCTTTGATTGGTTTTCCCATTGGTTTTCTCTGCGTTTGTCATCAGCACTCGGCCTCTTAAAAATAGTTTATCCTTGCCAATTAGTTTCGCCTCCCAGGATGAATTTTCTTTGGGCGAAATCTCAACCGCCAACTCATCCGCCCTGATTGTGATATATTTTCCGTCGTAAATCGTAAACTTATCCCTGTAGGGCGTCGTGATCCGAAGCCAGGCGATGAGGATCAAGAGACAGATAAATAAGGTCAAGAATGTCCCCCAAGATTTATTCATAACCAGCTTCCCCACCAGCTACAAAAAATAAACTTAAGAATCTTCCGATTTACCTCGTCGGCCTGCTGCCGACGATTGTCCTCCATATCTTCCGGATGCCAGCGCCATTTAGATTGATATTCGGTGACGGTCATGGGATTTATTTTGCGCATTCTCCGTTAATCTTGGTCGGTCGATTTCTTCCTGTATTTCATCTCGCCTCCGTCAGGTGGTTAAATTGCATGATTCGCTCGCCGATCCATTTCGCCACAGGAACCGTAACAGCATTGCCTAAAATTATTCCTCTATTTTTGTGAAATTGATCGGGAATCCCTGTAACCGTTCTTTTTCCGTCGGGGTTAACTTCCGCAATATAATTCGACTCCCATATCCTTCCACGGACCCCGCACTTATCGGTGTCGATTGTATGGGCGACGATATTGTTTTCGTTTCCGAATTGTCCGATGGGTTGACTGTTGTAATCAGATGCTTTAATGACTGAAGCGACAAGATTTTTACTGCTCGGGTCTTGTCTTTCTCCGTCTCTTGTAGAAATACATAGCCCGACCGACTCCATTTTTCTGTTCTTCTTATGATGCCCAAGACCGCTTTTTTGCTCAAATAATATTTCGGGGGGACATTGACCTCCAAGGCGTCCGACAATGAACAGACGACGACGTTGTTGAGCGACTCCGAAGAATTTACTGTCCAGAATTCGCCATTGATACCCATACCCGCTTTGGGCCAACTCCCGCAGGACAATTGCAAAGTCCCGCCCTCCGTTAATCGAAAGGAGTCTGGGAACATTCTCAATGAGTATCCATTCTGGAACAACCAAGTTGACAATTCGCATAGCTTCGAAAAAGAGTCCGCTGCGGGTGCCTGATAATCCCGTCGATTTGCGATTAGCGATTGAAAGGTCTTGACATGGGAATCCGAAGCAAACAAGGTCGATATGTTTGTATGTTTTGGGACTTTTGGCCAATGCTTCTTCAAGATTTTCAAAGCATATGGCATTATTTCTACTTGACCGACGCATTCAAACCCCGCTTGTTCAAGACCCAGATCAAAACCACCTCCACCGCTAAAAAGGCTGAGAAATTTCACATACATTCCTTTCCATCAACCCGTTTAAACTCAATCACCCAGACCCAGGGGTTTTGGTTCCATGCGTCTGGACCGTGAATCTTTTCCCACAAATATTTAAATACCGCTCGTCTTGTCTGGGTAAAGGTAAGCATGACACCTTCCGCGATAGCATCCTCCTCGCTAATCTCCTGCAATCTTTCCATCCTAACATTGACGATCTCCAACGTGATTCTGCTGGCCCATCGGGGCATGTGGATAGGGGATTTGTGTCCAAACTTATCATTATTGCCTCTCCATAATCGAGAGGCCCAAAATCTATCTGTTTGTTTTTTATACCATCCATCATTTTGATAAAACTCAAATTCTTCTTTGTACAAAAACCTTGGCCAATAAGGATCAGTCGGACAATCAACAAGATAAAGACTTTCCCGAACCCAAAGCCGGTCTCCGGGCTGACCGTAAGGACACTTACACCCCCATTCCCCGTATTCGTCATAAACACCATATATTTCAGGCCCGGCATCCAACATCCCATACTCATCTTCAATCATTGGCGCAAACATCTCCGGGCCGTGGATAGCCGATTTATCTATATCATCTGGCGGAGGATCCCTCATGATCCTCCGCGTCTGCGTCTTCCTCCCGTCAAGGATCGCTCGAACCATTTCTCCGCTGAATATGATGGGGCGTTCTTTCATCCCTCACCGTCCTTCCGCTGATGGGGCCGAAGATTAAGAGATTTTTCTCTAATCTTAACCTTGTCGATTGATATTCACGTTCCTTCCTCCGAAAACCTCGCATCGATCTCCTCCTGTGTGCATCCTGCTAACAACCTCAAAATCTCTCTTGCATAACGCTGATAGGCCGGCCCCTCCGACCCCGTCGCCGACCACGCCGCCGACTTCGCCGACCACTCCGCCGACCCC